CAGGGAGCCTGTTTCCGCTCGGTAGAGCGATGTGACACAGCGTATTTCTACTACCACGCCTGGGTACCACCCCTAAACAGCCAAGTTCGACGCTCTGGTAAACGCCTCTTCCTTGCACTATATACATCGACTAGCTAAGTCTTTGTAGCTTATGTTATTAATATAACATCTTACAAATAAAAGTCAACCACTTTTTTACCAAAAATACAGTTTTTTGGCAAGTATATTATTAATTTTGTTGATTTGGTGCTGTTTGATTAGTCGCTTGTAGCACCAAAGGGTATAGTTGCTCATAACACTTCTCCTAGTTAAAGGGTTAAAGTGCGTTCCTTCGCAATATGCTACTTCCGTCCCGTAGGATGAACGTAAAACTATTTATCATTGAAAACCCGCCGAAGCGGGTTATTCGCAGTCTTGCGTTTCTAGCAATCTATGTATGTAATCTACTTGTTCATTACATACATTGTTACTTCGAAACCAAAACGCATTTCTGTGTATGATGGTGTTGTCCACATATGTTTTCTCCTAGTTAGTTAATAAAAACTACACTATTATTTAAACACATTATTGAGCAAAAGTCATACGTAAAATCATTAAAAGAGAATAAAAATGTTATTTCCCTTGTCCACGATACTTTTTGTAACTACGTCTTTTGCTTTTATTCATCATAGATTTAGAAATTCTTCCGCCACCTATTGATGTTTTCTTTTTTGTAGTTTCGTGTACTTCTATGTTCGGATTAAATTTAACACGAGCCATAAAGCCTTTCGGTTAGGGTTTTAGTCGTAAAAAAAGGGCGACCTAAGCCGCCCTTTAATGTTGTCTTACCTAAGTAAAACTTAGCTAAAGCTAACGTTACCGTTAGTAATAGCAACTTCACCTAAGTAGTCTGCTGCGTTACCTAGTGATGACGCTGTGTTAGATAGCTCAACATAACCATAACGTGTCATGAATGATACGACTGGTTCGAATGTTGATGGATCTAGTACAACACCGCTTGACATCAATGGAATGTATGGGCAGTAGAACGCTGCTGCGTCTGATTCACTAGAACCTTTGTATCCAACTAGTACTGGAGTTGCGTCTGAAGCATATGAATCAACGTATACTTTCATAGCATTGTTCAATGTACCAACCATCTTAGTGTTAGTTGGTGCTTCAAATGAACCTTCAGTTGTACGTGCAAATGCACTTGTTGTCGCACTTTGTAGGATTGTTAACGCAAATGGGCTAACAACTGCAAAGTTACCAGCGCCACGACGTGTACGCTGTGCGATCAAGTTAGCAGTTCTGTTGATTTGTACTGCTAGAGCAGCATGCTCATCACCAACAAAAGTAGCTGTACCGCTTACTGCTGCTTGGTCATAAGTTTCAACTGTACCTGCTAGGGCACGTAATGAAGTAAGTACTTCTTGGTCAATCTCAGCAGTAATCTCTTGTGCTAGTGCAGCCATGATTTCTGCTTCAACGTCGATGCCGTGCTGTGACTGAGCGTCTTGTGCAGACTCAAAAGTCCAACGTGCGCTTAGTTTACGAGTTTTAGCTTCGACTGTTTGTTTCAAGATCTGAATGCTTAGACGCTTACCAGCAGCACCTTCTAATGAAGCAGTGCTTGATGCTTCTGGGTTGCTGTCGTCGTCATTACCTGAGTATGCAGACGCAATCTTGAATGGTGATAGTGCTTCATCACCTGCTGTTACGTTATCAGCTGTGTCGCTGTAACGAACACGTAATGTGTGGATCTGACCCACTGGTCCAGTCATAGGCTGAACACCAACGATATCGTTAGCGATAACTGTTGGCATTACACGTCTAATTACTGGTAGGATTACTCTGTTTAGAGTAGCTACGTTACCGGCAGAAGTTGCACCAGCTGTTGCAGATTCTTGCAAATACTTGCGAGTATTTTCAAGTGTGCTTTCCATAACAGCTTTCTTTGTGCCATTTAGGCCTTCAAGAAGTGCAGTTTTTGTATCCTGCCAGCGTCCTTCTAATAGTTCTGACATTGGTTTTCTCCTTAATTTAATCCAGCTAGACGCTTAAATTCGACTAAATTGTCGGCGTCTGCCTTTGAACTAACGTTAGTTTGCGAAATTTCTTCGCGATTGCCTGTGATTTCTTTTGCCTCGGATAGGACTGCCTTCTTCTTAGCTGGAGTGTTACCGTCGATAACTGCCGGTAGATACTTGTCAAACGCAGACTGAAGTCTATCAGTTTGTACGCTTTCCAGTAAGTCTGTCATAATTTCACGCTGAGCTTTGCCTAATGGCGCAACTAGATCGTTCAATTTCTTTTCTCTTGTTGCAGATTCAACTAATGCTTTCTTTTCGTTAGCTGCTGTCTCTGCGATTTTCTTAGCTTTAACAGCTAGAGTTTTTGCTTCTGCAATCTGCTTCTCTTTCATGTCAATGACTTTCATGAGTTTAGCAGTTTCTGACTTTTCGTTTAGGTAGCTAGTGCTATATTCAGCAGCAAATGCTTCAAATAGCTTGCGACCAAAGTCATTTTTACGTGCAGTCTCGATATCTTCTTTCAATTGACCAATTTCTTGACCAAGTTTCTTTGAAACTGTTTCTGATACCAAACTTGCACTTTTTGCAACAAACTCTTTTTGTACTGCTGCAAATTTTTCTTTAGCTTCTTTTACAAGTTTAACCTTGGTTTCTGCTAAGTCTTTTTTATCTTCGTAAAATTCTGCAATTTCCTTAGATAGTGCTTCGACTACGAACTCTTCTAGCTTGGAAAACTTTTCCGCCATTGCTTTTTGATCTTCGTGTAGTTCGCTAACTTCTTCGCTTAGTTGCTTAGTAACAAACTTCTGTAGTAATGCAGCGTTTTCACGCATTTTTACTGCATATTTTGCTTTAGCTTCTGCAAGACCTTTACGATCTTCTGCAAATTCTGCAAGCTCAGTTGCAAGACGCTCTTCAAGCATTGTATCAATAGCTTCTACCATTGTTTGCTTGTCGTGCTCATACTTTTTAGCAAATTCTTCACGGAGTTCAGCAGTGACAGCTTTACGATTTTCTACAATCTTTGCTTCCCATGCTTCTTCGATAGACTGGCGCACTTCTTCTGAAACTACATCATTTTCGAAAAGTGTTTTTAGTGCATCCAACATTTACATTCTCCTTTTATTGGAGTCGACTGATTATATTAATCAGCGATTCTTTTAGATATTTTTGTGCCTTTGCGTCCTCTTTGGTCGCCTGTGCCAGTTCATATGCCTTATACCCACCACGAGTATTCATTAGATGCTCGTAGATTGGCGTAGGATACGCCCCTGGAGCACTAGGTTGAGCAACGACATCTACAGTAATGATTTCAAAATCACTTACTTCGCCACTGCCTTCTACAACATTACCACTACCACGCGACGAAACGCCTAGTTTAACACCACTTTGTATCATAGTGCTAACTAGTTGTCCCATCGGTGTTGGTAGTATTTTCATTTTACCGTAACCGTTTGGCCCATCCATCCACATTTCTGTGATCATATGGCTTACACGGTCCAAATTAATGTTTAGTCCTTCTGGATGATCAACCTCACCGAGAACACTGTAACCTCCGCTGATTTGATCGTTGAGAGTTTTGACAGCCCTACCAATTTCATTTACAGGATATACACGTTGGTTTGCATTACGCACTCCGCCTTGTATACAGATGCCTTTCATGTAAAGGTCTTTTCCGCCTGTAGCGTTATCGGTAGACTCTACAACCATTCCTGCTTGGTCGAATGTCAAATGCTCTCGTAAATAGTTGTTCATCTATTAGTCCTTAATTAGCTGCCAATTGTTGATTTTTTATTGTCAGCTGTTTCGCCTGAGCCTTTTTTCTCTGCTCCGTGGCCTGCTGATACTGCACTTTGTGCCTTACCAGCCTTTGCACCAGGTACATTAACGTTACCAGCGTTGTCTTCTTTTGCAGTTGTGTCTGCTAGACCGTTGCCTTTTAAAGCACCTTTGCCTGCTTCTACAACATCACCGGTATCTCCCTGGTTCAAGTTTGATGCAGTGCCGCCCATGTCGTTTTTACCAGCAACGGTTGACTTCTTGTTTACACCGCCGTCTTCACCTTTGCCTTTAGTTTCAGCACCGTGGCCTCCAACTACTTTTTCAACATACTCGCGCATCTGCTCTGCATTTGACTTAGGAGCTTTTGAAGTTTCTTCTACTTCTTCATCAGCTGCTTCGTCAACTTCTTCGTCTGCTGCTTCTTCAACTTCTTCGTCGTCAGCTTCAAACGCCATTGCTTCTTCTGGCTCTTCGTCGCCTGCGTCCATGTCGTCTCCAGCATCTTCGCCTTCGTCGTCGCCTGCGTCATCACCTGCCATCATAGCATCAAATTCTGCTTTTAGATCATCTAGTGCATCTTCAAGGTCTTCAATACGGTCTTCCATATCGCCGTCTTCGCCACCTTCTTCGTCACCCATGTCCATTTCTGGATCTGCTTCAACATCACCCATCATGTCATCTGCTGGATCTCCGCCCATATCTGCCATTGGATCTGCTTCAACTTCAAATTCGTCTAGATCAAAGTCTTCTTTAACTTCTTCATCATCTGACTCATCTACTTCTTCATCAGAAGCTTCATCTACTTCTTCATCTGACTCATCTACTTCTTCATCAGTTGCTTCGTCAACTGCTTCATCGTCTAAGTCATCTTCTAGTAAGTTTTCGTAAATTTCACGTGATTTTTCTACCACGATTTCGTGGAAAAGCTCTTCTGCACCTGCTTTGTCTTCGTTGACTAGGCGCTCAAGCATTTCTTCAAATTTCTTTAGATCTGCCATTTTTTTCTCCTAATAAATGTTATACCTATGGTAAGGCTGTCAGTTGTATTTAACATATAGAGAGAAATATGCGTAGAAATAGGCTCAAAACGAGCCATTTTGCACAGAAGCTAGGAAAGATTGAACATTTTTTGGAAATCTTCAATGGTAATATGCTTCAAATTACTAAAATTATTTAGTTCTTCAGGGACATAATTATCAGGTGCTATTACTCTAATATACTGTATATCGTTGTGTGTTGACACTACGTTTTTAGTTTGTCGCATCCAATTACCAAAAAATGTAGCAGTATCTGAACTCTTTTTATAATTCATTGTATCAGCATACATATTATTTAATTTTTTACCATCATCCAAACCTTTATAATCAAAGCCTAGTATAAAGATTCTTTTATAATAATGCTGACTAGCTAACCACAATGCTGTAGGACCACTACTCCAACCTTTGCTTGGATTAAAGAAATTTAATCCTGCTAAATTTTGATATGCTTTGTTAGGGTTAGTCCAAACTTCGTGTCTGTGTTGATATTTGCTTTTATTGATTTCTAAAATCATTTTTACATCAACTGCAACTAGATAGTCAGGATCAAATTCTCTATACACTGCATTGCATGCATAGATTTTTCCATGTGGTTTTAATTCAACTAGATCAATTGGTGCTCGGCTTGTGCCGTTACCTAATACAAATGCTGTATCAAATCGTTGGGAGCGCACTTCCGGAACAACAATTTCGTCTTGTAGGAGTTCTTGTTCTTTCTCCCATCTACGTTGTTCTCTTATTATGTGCCATTCTGTTTTTGAATATTGAGACTTGTCTATCTTTGCCATTTATGCCATCGCTGCTTGCTGTGATGCTATACCATACATTTGACGAACAAAGTCAAGTTCATTAGCTTGTTCTTTTGTATGTATTTCAGCAGCTTTGCGAGCACGATTTATCTGGCGTAATGTAAGACGTGTTTTTCTTGTGTCCGATGCGTCAACAATAGAATCGTCATACTGAGGATCATACTGATCGTTTTCAGTAGGTTCAAGTGTTTCTTTGTCGTAGTAAAACAATTCTCTTAGTATCATGTTAGTATTTAGTCTTTTAGATTGTCTGTTCGCCCGCGGGTGCTGTTGCTCCGCCGCCAATATCTTGTCCTGTTGCTGTTTCAGGCGGTGCTCCGTCGCCACCATTTTCTGGTGCTACACCGTCATCTGCAATATCTTCTGCTCCGTCAAGATCGGAACTAATGCCTGCACTGCTAATGCCTGCACTTCTCATTTCACCTGCTGCGTCTGCGCCGCCGCCTGTGAGATTCTCGTCATTCTCTTCTCTCCATAAACGTTCATTCTCAGCAATCTCTTCTGGACTCAATCCTAAGAAACGTTTCATTGCAAATCTATTTGATATAAATGGAACTTGTTGTATTTGACCAAAACTTGGAATACGTGCATTGTCTAGTTCTGATTGTCTATAAGCCGCAAAGTTTTGTGGCTCTTGGAAATGTAAATCAAACATTGCAGTATCAACGTTTACGCCTTTTTCAAGCAAATAGCGTTTAAAGTCCTGATTAAATTCTTCAGTAATTAAACCTTGTAAACGTTCGCAATAGTTGTTAAATCTTAGCTCTTGTATGTAAGCAGTTCCAACTCTTCCATCCTGGAATGAAGTTGCTCCGTCATCGGCACCCGTAGGCAAATAGCTGGAAGGTATTCGTAAGCCGCGTACGAGCTTATTAGTAAAGTATCTAAGATCATCAATCTCTCCTAGGTTAGTACCACCTGGTAATGTTTCCACTTTTGAGCCGCGGCCTTCTGCTGTTTGTGGGAAGAAGTAATCTTCGTTGATTGACAGTGGATTGTAACTAGAGTCTATGACATTCTGACCGCCACCTGTCGCGGATGGGATACGTCTTTGATGTATTTCCGTTTTAACACGCTCTACAAATTGCATAGCAAGGTGTGAAGGCATGTTGCCCACATCAACGTAGAATACTCTTCTTTCTGGTGCTCTTTGCACACGATAGATAATAATCGCATCTTCAAGCAATTCTTTTTGTTTGTATACTTTGAAAATACTTTCTAATAGACTGTTGCCAAATGGAAAGTTATTGTCAAGTCCTTCTGACAAACTAAGGTGTACAACGTGTTCTGCATTAACTGCTACTTCGCCGTCATCAACGCTAAAACGTGATCCACTTTGTTGAGGACTGTTACCGACCATGCCTCTACCACCACCTGAAAAGTATCCACTGTTAGGTGTGCCGCCGCCGGTTATATTTCCGTTTGTCTGATATGGTTCTGTAGCAACTAGTTCTTTAAAGTTTAAATTAAAGTCTTTAATAATGTACTGTTCAGGCTTTTTACCTTCGCTTTCGTTAACAATAATTCTTTGTAGTTTTGCAGGATCAACGTGAAACCATTTTTTAGTTTCTGGATCTCTAATAAAAATTGCATCACCGTATTTGAATACGTTACGGAAAATACGGAACATACGTGTTTCAAACTTTTGTGTTTTACACCATTGTTTTAGATATTGACCTAAAATTTGTATTTCAGAATTTGTTGCTGCTTTGTTAAAATGAAATTTAAAGTTTGTACCGTTTTCGTCATTGATCTGTGTACAAAACTCTGCAAGGATATCTAGTGCAGCATTAACTTCACTGTCGTTATCCATAGTATTGTATTGACCATAACGCTCAACACGATTAGGTGAACCTACATAAACATCGGGTAAGTATGAACTGTAGTTAGAACGTGCAGGACCTGGTCGAGCTCCTGCTGCGGCACCGCTAATAGGACCATATGTTCCGTCAACAGAATTACCTGCTCCTACTGGTGTAAAATATTTTTTCCAACTCACTTGTTATGCTCCCCTCATGTAATCTTGTGAAATGCCTCTAGTATTTCTAAATGTTCTTTCGCCATACTCAGCACCTCTTGCAGTATTTGCCGCAACTTGATCCATTGCAGGTTTAATTGAATTTATTGCTTCTTCAAACGGTTGCTTCATACTTGCTGGTAAACTTTTAATAGCATTTTCTAATGGTGTCAAATCAATATTCACAGAAGCATCATTATTTGATGATGCAACTTGTGTCCTTATAGTATTTAACATTCCGTTCAAAGATGATGTGTTAGATGTGAGCGACTGTATAGTAGGTGCAAGCATTGCTCTTACTGAATTTGCTTCATTATTATTATATGATGCTACTAATGCTTCCATTGACCCTGCTGCGCTATTGGCTACAATATCTCTCATTTGATCGGGTGTTGTAACTGCTTCTAATCCATGCAATGCTGCAATAGTTTCAGTACCAAAGTCTTTAAACAGCGATCCAGTGACGCCCATTGTTCCTCGATTTAGTCCAGCACCTTCTCTAATTAATGCTAAAATATCTTCACTAAGTTGTGGTCTTTCTGCTTCTGGTAGTGTAGATAATGAGTTTAATATTTCATTTATTCTTGCACTTGCTGCTGCACGTTGGTCTTTTTGTGCCTGCGTTGCAATACCAGCTTGATCTGTTTGAATCGTACCAGCAAGAGTACTCATTTCTTGTGACAGATTTAATAATTCAGTTCTCAAATCTTGACTTTGTTGTGTAGATCCTGTAAACTGTCCGCTAAGTGTTACTAAAGAAGTTGCTATTTGATCAAACATTCTAGCATCTGAATCGCCAGTTCTTGACAGACCCATTCCTGTCATTGTGTTGCTTGCACCAGTAGTAGCATTTATTAGCAGTTGTCCTAGGTCTAACGCTGCTACTTTATCAGCAAAATCTTGTATTGCGTCTTCCATGTATGAAAATATTGTTCTTACAGTAATTTCTTGTGTAACTCTTGCTATCTGTTGTAATTCTGTTAGAGTGTCTAAATATCCTTGATAAACTCTAGCAGATCCACGATCGGCATCACGCTGTTGGTTTGCTTGAGCTTCATTAATTAGACGATTTCTTTCTGCTTGGATTGCTTCATCGGTTACTGCTTTGCCTTGTTCTCGCAGTCTTGCAGCAATAGCTGAGTTTGATACTGCAATACTATTGTTTAATTGCGTTGATATTTCACCCATTGCACGAGCATGTTCACTTGCTCCCGATGAAGATACACGAACCATTTCTAGGAAGTTTCTGTCTGTGCGCAATCGTTCTACTTGCATTCTAGCACTTTCGAGGTAACCTCGAGCTTCTTCAGATCTACCTTGTTTCATTAAATTGTTATATGTTTCAAAAGTTCTTGCTAGATCAGGCGCATAACTGTTGATGGCTTCCATAGCAGGATCACCAGGAGTTGGAAATCCTTGTGTGACCATATCTTCCATAAAGGCGCCTATTGCAGGACCATATGCTCGTGCTACTCCTGCTAAATCTGATGTAAACCGAGCTCTTATGTCTTCACCATTTACACCGGTTTCCGGAAGCAGTTGTGTTGCAGCAAATACTCTACCTTTTCTAGCTGTTTCTTCAACTGCTTTAGCAAGTTCATCTGCTTGCATACCTGTTAGTTTTGCAAGACGATCCATTTCTTCTGCAAATTCAGTAGCACGTTTGTTTCTATTTAAAGTAGCCTGTCTTTCAGTTACATTGTTAACAGCAGAAAGCATATCGTATCTAAGGAAACTTTCGTTGATGTCATCAACTGTCATTCCTAAACGTTTTAATCTTTGTTCGTATCCTGTATCAACTTCATTGTAAAATTTTTCTTGTCTAGCTAAGAAATTAGATAATCCTGCATTAGCACCTGCACCAAGTTGTGCAATTTGTTCTCCTGATTCTTGGGCGATTCTAGCCAAGTCACCAAGATTCATATTTGCAGCACCGGCTTGTATAATCATTTCATCAATTTGATTGTTGAAATGTATACCACCTCTTGAAAGTGCTTGCAGTACGCCAACGTAACCTTCAAAACCTTTAACTGCTTTAGTTGCGAGTGTAACACCAGGTATTAATCCTTTAAAGGATTCCATTACACCTGCTACAGTTTTTGGTGCTCCTGTAAAGATGCCACTAAATCTACCAGCTAAATCTGCTGCGGCTTGATCAACTTTAGCAAGCGATATAGCAGCGCGGCCCGATTCTCTATCTAGATTTTCTGTTCCGTCAGACATTCAATTTTGCTCCAATTCAGAAATTATGACTCATAAATAACTATGTATAATAATATATTTATCTTAGGAATAAATGATGGAAAACAATAGTCCTTTGGCAAAGTTTAAAAGACAGCCTAAACTGTATATTGACTTGCCAAGCAAAGGGGTTTGGTACCCTAAAGAAAAACTAGAAAAGTCAGAAGAGCTAGAAGTCTATAGTATGACAGCCAACGACGAAATAGCAATTAAAACTCCAGATGCATTGTATACTGGTAATGCTGTCGTCAAAGTTATCCAAAGTTGTATTCCGTCCATTAAAGATGCTTGGTTAATACCAATGACAGATATTGATTATATCTTAGCATCAATACGTTTAGCTAGTTATGGTTCGGATTTACAATTAAAATCAACTTGTAGTAATTGTAAAAACGAAGATGATTACACCCTTCCAATTCAAACTATTTTAGACTTTACACAAACTATCACACAAAAGTTTGAAATTTCTGTAAATGATTTTAAATTTAATCTTAGACCTTTGACATACAAAGAGTATACAGAAATACAACAAAAAAACATACAAATACAAAGAACTCTGTATCAAAGTGTTGCACAAATGGAAGAAGGCGATGCAAAGCAGGCAGAACTAGATCGTTTGTACGATAGTTTAAACGAAATAACTAAGTATGCAGTATGTTCAACGATTATTAGAGTAACTACACCAGACGGCGATACTGAAGATAATCAAAAATTTATTGAAGAATTTTTAGTTAATGGTGACAAAGAGTTTTTTAATGCTGTTAAAGAAACGTATCTAAAAAATCAAGACAACACTAAGATGCCACCTGTTGAAGTTACATGTTCTGCATGTGAACATAAAAATACAACATCACCTAATTTGGATTACGCAAGTTTTTTCGCACTAGTTTAGTGTACTTCTCGGATTCTGACATAACAGATCTCAGTGATAATCTTGAATCTCAAGTTAAAAATTTAAAATACAACATATACAAACTAGCTTGGTACATGAGAGGTGGTGTACAAGCAACAGATCTTTTTAATTCTGATGTTGAAGATATTGAAGTCTTACAAAAAATTATAGAAGAAAATATAGAAACTTCTAAAAAAACAGGTCAGCCGTTAATTTAGTTTTGATTCATACCAGGACGTATCCACGGTGTTTCTGGATTATAATTATCAGTTGAACCTGCTCCATTACCATTAGACGGTCTTGCTCTAATTGCATTTGGATCAAAACCGTTAGATCCTGGAGCATCACCTGGCAAATCGCTGCCAATTTCAAGTTCTTGTTGATAACGTGCTTGAATATCTTCTTGGCTCATTCCCATTACATCTTGTACATCTGACTCTGCATCTCGAAGTAATTGGATATCTAAATTCATTACATCATTAGCAATTTCTTCAAGGAAACCTGCTTCAGTTGCTAAGATGTTTGCAGACTTTTCACCAATATCTCCTAATATTCCAGTTACCATCCATTTAGCAAGAGTTTGTTGTACTTTTTCGCTAGATGTTATCAAATAGATAGCAGCCCACATAAACGCTTCAACAAGCAAATATTTTACAACTCCTAAGGCTATACCAATTGGGCCTGTTGTTGACATCGCTACTGATGATGATAGATTTGCAGCTCTTATACCTGTCATAAATCTTCTAGCAGCAGCTGATCCGGCCATTACTGCTGCTCTAACTAATGTAATAAGTTGAGGTAATACTAAAGTAAATGCAAACGTTTCCCATATATTTTTTTGAATTCCGAGGTATGTTTCATAATTAATTTGATCATTTGCATAAGATCCGTAAGCATCGACACTTTGATCAATTGCCTCGTCGTACACAGTCCATGCAAGACCTAACGTTCCGGCTGCAAATGCAACAAATCTTCCTCTACGTAAACGTCTTTTCCATTGGTCTTTTAATTGTTGTCTTTTTTCAGGAGTATTGGCTTGCGCTTTAGCTCTACGTTTATCTTCACGTTCACGCTCTTTTTGACGTCTTTTTTGTTCGCGATTGCGTTCTCTTTCTTCTCGACGACGATCTGCGGAAGAATTATTCCAACGCTCTACTTCATCTCGATATCTTGCTTCGGCAGCATCTTGACCAGTAACAACATCAGGTATTCTATTCATTTCTGCAGGATATGTTACTCTATACATACCAGGTGGATATCCTAACGCCTCCACAGCACCAGCTGGTACCGTAGCTTCCTTTAGACTTACAATTTCAAAGACATTCATTTTTATTAGATTCCTAAATTTACTAAGTTACTAAGAGTATTTATGTGTTTCGTTGCACGAAACAAGTTTTCGCTAACGCTCAAACTATGCACTTCGTTTTTGTATGATAGAAAGTAATGAATATGAATTAAAGCATTATTGCGATAGCAATAATGTAATTGCTTCATGTAGATTGTTTCAGTCAGACGGAACCTGTTACGGTTCCATCTAATCTCAAAACTTCATGTGAGTTCGTCACAGCCGAGACTTGGAAGTAGGTGTTTTCTGCTGTACAATGGGCTCTGACCTTTCCCAACCTACGTCGACATCAAAATATAGCTTATAAGCAATAATTCTAAATTATAGCTAATACACTATATTTTTACCCGTTGCTTCGTTCCTGTGCATACGGTTTTTATGTACTTTACAGTTTTTCGACAGCCAACAATCAGTCTATGCCAATCAAACACCCTACTACCGGATGCCGCTCAGCATGTTACGTGTGCTCCTATACGGATGCTTTTTCCACAGCGGTATTTCTAAACTGGCCCGCTAACCTTATGTGTTGGATTGTTTTGCCTTGATGCTATGTTCTAGCAAAGCCTTGCGCAATTTATCGGAACCGCCAACTCTAACATTAATAATTCCATTGTAATACTCGTCGCTCTCTAATACACGGCGGTCAAATTGCTCTCTTGCCTCTATGTAGGACATTTCGCCTCTGCCTTTGCAAAGATATAATATTTCTCTTGTGAAGTTTTCTGGGCCTAGTGCCTGTACATCTGCGTTTAATCTATCTGACGATCCCCAATAGTCACGCCAGTCTGATTCTTTGTAGCCTCTGCGTTTGTTTTTCTTGCCTTTGAGAGGTGGTTTTGTAGTTTTAAATTTTGCTAGTTTCTTGCCTACGTACTTTTGCCCAGTGGTAAGATTGGTTATGAGATAAACAAAGCCTTCATATTCGTCTGGTATTTGATCTATTACTTTGCCTTCATAAGTCCACTGCATGAGTATACTTATGAGCTTGCCTTAGTTGTTGCCTTCTTTTTTGGTATTATGCTTTTCATGTATTTCATCCATCCGTATTTTAGCAAGTCTGCGAATTTCTCGCAACCATTTTCTGCTTTCGCGATGAGTACGGACAGAATTTCGTGCCTCAAATTTTTCATTGGCTTTAAAATAAGCCATATATGCCTTAGTTAATTGATCGTGTATATCGTCTTCAATCATTCTGCAATTTCTAAATCGTTTTCATAGCTGGTAAAGCCATTTTCCTTTACAACTTTTAGAATATGATTAACTCTTCCAACTAATTCGTCTTTGTGCGAAATCAAATAGATATTTTTATTACGTTCTCTAGCCATTTTCTTGAGAACACCTAACGAACCTTCAACACCTGCTGTGTCCATACCACTATCAATTAACTCGTCAATGAACAATAAGTTAATGTTTTGATACAAACTCTCCCAAACATCACGGAATGCAAAGCTCAATCCTAAGATAAGTCTATTGCGCTCGCCTCGTGACAAGTTATCAAAGTCTAGATCCTGTCCTAGCTGTGTAATTTCAACAGTTAGATCGTTTTGGAATTGTACTTGATGCGGCAAACCTAGTTTGTCAAGATAGTAAGACAATCTGTTGTTTAGGTATGCAAGATTTTGATCAATAATTTTCTTACGAATAAAACTATCTTTGTTAGTAAGAAGTTTTTGTAAGAAATCTTGATGTTCACGCAAACTAGTTAGTTCGTTTATAGTATCCCAACTAACTTCTTGTATTGCTTCATGCTCTAATTCTTCAATTTGACCTTGATAAGGATCTGCTTCTTGTTCTTTGCTTGATAATGCTTGTTTTAAATTATCTACATTATTTCTATGGTCGTATGCTTCTTTAGCAGTTTCATAAAATGTATTAGGACGACCGTTGATATCTCCGATATCTGTTAATCCTTTTAATACATCTTCTAGTTTATCAGCAACTTCCGTTTGATATGCCATTGCATCGTTTAATTCTTTTGCTTTTCTTGACTCAATTTCCGCTTTTTTATCGTCGTGTAGAGCTTGTCCGCAAGTATAACACGTTGCATCGTCAAGATTTGCGATGTCTTTTTCCGCCTTTTCAACAGATTTAGTGGCACGTAGTAATGCACTCTCTAGTGTGCTTTTTTCTTTATTTAGAGCCAAAATAGAATTGTTTAGTTCGGTCCAATTTGCTAGTTTTTCATGTGCTTCTAGCTCTGCATCAATGTCTAGTTGTTCTAATTCCGTGATAGATTTTTGTAAATTTTCAATGTCTGTACGTTTCTTATTCTGCCACGCACTTTGTTTTACACCTAAACTTTTGATTGTTTCTTGAATGTGTTCGTTTGCTTTTTGTACTGCTTCTATTCGATTAGTTTCTAAGTTAATTTCTTCTTTAGTTTTGCGTACTTGCTCTTTTAAATTTTCTGCCTTTTCAGACAAAATAGTAATACCGAGCAACTGCTCAATAATAGCACGTTGATCGTTTTGTCGCATACTTAGAAACGGTTCACTGTATGTGTTTAGTGCAACAATATGTTTGAACATATCGTGGCTCATACCTAGCAAGTCGCTAATAAACTCTTGTGTCTTGCGACTATCACCTTGACTTTCGTCAACTAGTTCTTGTTCTTGTTCATTGATATAAAACTTCAATACATTAGGAGAGCGTCCTCGCTCAATCCTATAGTCTTGTCCGTCTTTCTCAAAGTGTAGGGTGACCAACATTCCTTTGGAATTAGTCTTGTTAATAAGATTGTTCCGCTTGATGTTGGTCAGTGCTTGGCCGTACATAGCGTAGGATAATGCATTGATTATCGTAGTTTTACCAGTACCGTTTCGTGAGCCAGAATCGTCACCTCCTTGATCGAGATTTTCACCGAGCACCAAAGTCAGTTGTTCTTTGTCGAAATCTACAGCTTGGGTTTGATTGCCCACGCTCATAAAATTCTTTACAGTAAGATCTTTAATTTTAATCATAGTTCGTTATAGATGTCCAATAGCATTTTCTTATTGAAATTGTCACTCTCAATAGCAGCAATTTCTTTTGTTACAATTTGATCTACACTTTCAAAATGTTCAATATCAATATCACTAGAAATTTCTTCAATCTGTTTTTGAGGAATAAGTGTAATTTCTCTACAGTTATATTGATTAATAAATGTTTCTTTGATAAACTGCGCTTCTTCATATGATATAGGAAGATCTAATGTTACACGAAGATACATTTTAGGTTTTATTACTTTGTCAGCATTGTCAATTAGTTCACTAAGTTTAATTGTACGATACTTAGGACAGTTCCACCAATTGATGTACTCTGGCTCTTTGCCGTTTTCGCGATCAAGTATCATCATACCGCGTTCGTCATCGCCAGCATCAGCATAATTGTGAGGAAACGTATTGCCGATATAGTGTATTTTTCCTTGTACTTGAC